GGAAGATCGTTCAGCAGGTGTTGGCCTTCCTAAGCACGAAGGCGCGGCACGTTCTGTACACCACGGGCAACCACGAATACTACGGCGGCACCCGCGAGAGGGCGGAATTCGTCCTCAGGTCGTACATGCCGAAGAACTTCGTCTGGTTGCAAAACAGCGACGTGACCCTCGACGGCGTGCATTTCTTTGGCGGCACGCTGTGGTTTCCCGATCAGCCCTTGAACCAGTTGTATGAGAGTTCTATGTCGGATTTCAGCGTAATTAAGGACTTTCGTGAGTGGGTGTACGTGGAGAATGCGGCGTTCCGCGAGGCCGCGATGCGGTTGGTGACGCCCCAGACTGTGGTGCTGAGCCATCACTTGCCGCATCCACGCAGCACGCCTCCACAGTTTGTCAACAGTCCGCTCAACCGTTTTTTCACATCGGATGAGACGGCAGTGATCGAGGCCAAGCAACCGAGATACTGGTTTCACGGGCACACGCACGGGATGGCGGAATACTTTCTTGGAGAAACGCACGTAGTGTGTTATCCGTTCGGCTACCCGCACGAGCGACTGAACATGGGTCCGAGACAGCAAGAATACAAAGCAGAGGTCTTCGATGTCTGATGAATTGAAATGGTGCCCGCACTGTGAATCAGACAAATCGGTTGACGACTTCCATAAGAACAGGGCCGCTTACGGTGGGCGACAGGGCTACTGCAAGGAGTGCAAATATAAGGCGGATCGGGAGTGGATGTTGCAACGAAGAAAGGAAAACTACGGAAACGTGGCGATCTATCTTCGGAGCCATCCTTGCGTCGGCTGCGGTGAGGCGGACATTATCGTTCTGGATTTTGACCACCAAGGGGACAAGGTAAAGAGCATCTCCGATATGTGCAATCAGGGCTGTCCGTGGTCGAAAATTGAAGCCGAGATTGCAAAATGTGAGGTTGTGTGTAAGAATTGTCATTACAGGCGTACCGTGAAGCAACAGAATCACCCACGCCACAGAATGGTCGAGGAGATGGTATGAGAGAAAAAAGCGTAGTGGAACATCGCGGTGATGGCGCACGCAAGGCAGCACGTCGGCAATTTCGCCACAAACTTCTGAACGAGAAGATCAAGGAGTTTCGCAACCCCAAGTACAACCTGAGCCCCGCAGGTGCTCGCTTCCACGCTCGCGTAGCGGTGGATGTCCTGTTGTCCCAAGGCGCGACTGATGTCAATACCCATGGTCGGGGGTTAATGCGATGAGCGGCGACGAGATCAGAGCATACGTCCTCCTCGGCTGCCTAATCGCAGTCTACCCCGTTTTCGCAGGCGTCAAAGCCATCGAGAAGGCAATCGGCCCAGAAGTTGTGACCTACGATGGCTGCGACTACAAGGTCGAGAACCTGAACAGCTACGGGGACACTAAGGTCATTCGTCCCTTGGATAAAGATGCGGAAGCCTGCATCGCGAAGCAAAAGAAAGACAACGACGATAACGCCGTGTTCAATTACCAGCAGGCTCATCGGAAACACAAATCGGGAGATGAGGTCAATCAGTAATGGCGAGCGCACACGCGAAAATTAGTTATGTCAAGAGCGGTGTCAGAATTCTTGGGTACGGCTGTCTGTTCCTCGTAGATCACCACCCCGCCGTGTACGCCGCCGCAGGGCTCCTCATCATCGCCGAGATTATCGGCATCGTCGAGGAGATCGGTTATTAACCAAGACCCTCTAGCTGCGTTGGGGTTGCTCATCCGCAAGTTCGGTCATAGGATCGACGGCGGCTATGAGGTCTTCATTCCTGAGGGGGTGCTTCAGGACTTGGGGTCGCGTGCCCAGATTCAAGTGGAGCCCGATTTCCAACGCAAGGGTTTCAAGTTCAGGGTTTTTCTCAACACGATTGTCAATGGAACGTGGAGTGAAGTTAAGGAAGAAAATGGTAGCGTCAGCGGCAGTAGACCCGACCAACTTGCCAAAACGGATGAGCCGCCCGCAGCTTGAGTGGTGGATTCTTTTCGGTATCTGTGTGGCAGGCAAGAGCGCGAAGGGCACCGAGAAGAAAGTCCAAGCCTTCATGGAATTCCCCTACACCAACATGGGGAGCAACAAACCCATGTCGCCGTTCGAGCGCGTGCGGTTCATGATCCGCCACAAGAAGCTCGCCATCGCCCTGAAGCACGTCAAGATGGGCAAGTACGCCCTGTTCAACAAAGCCTTCCGTGCCGCCGTCAACATCGACCTCGACAATATCTCCGTCGTAGCCCTCGAAAAAGTTCCGGGCATTGGTCCTAAAACCGCCCGCATGACCGCCATGTACGGGTTCCCCGATACGGCAGGCGAGGTTGCAGTTCTCGACACGCACATCCTGAAGTGGCTTCGACTGAAGGGCTATGACGCCCCGAAGAGCACGCCACAGGCTGGCAAGCGGTATCTCCAATTGGAGCAGGCGTTTATCGCCGAAGCTAAGAAGCGGGGCAAGACCGCCCGCGAACTCGACACCGAAATTTGGCAGTCCTACACCGCAAATCCCGTCTTTACCGATAATCCAGTCCTCGCCAATCCCATTTCCTAGACTTTCAAAGGCTTATGTTAGGAGACATAAGCCATGCGAACCTGTCGCGTTTGTGACCAACCAAAAGAGTTAACCGAAAAATATTTCCGCATCAATTCCACTGGGAGAGGCTTTCGTTGGCGCTGTCGTCAATGTGAGGTCGATCAACACATGAATTGGGTGCGTGAAAATCGTTCCAAGGATATGCTCCAATCCGCTCGGCGTAGAGCAAAAAGAGCGGTTGTCCCATGCACGATATCCTTCGAAGATATAGTAATCCCAGAAATTTGCCCCGTTTTCGGGCACAAACTAGAGCGCGGAACGCGGTCTTCCCACGATTGGGCACCTAGTCTTGACCGAAACAAACCGGAACTTGGGTATGTGCGGGGCAACGTGCGGGTCATCTCCAATAAAGCCAACAGGTTGAAGAGTGACGCTTCACTCGATGAGCTTCGACAGCTAGTCGCCTACCTAGAAAGACTTTAGGGCTCTTTTAATGAGCCCCTATGCCGATACGCCTCCCAATCTCCAAGCTCGCTGCTTCAGCGGTAGCCCCGCTGCAAACCTCTCCACGTTTCACGAACGACCTGCTTCAATCGGGGGTAACGTGGCCGCAGGATGTGAATTACCTAAGAGATACGTACATGGAAATTTACGCTCTCTGGGATCGATTGAAAGACCCCGCACAGGACGCCGAGTTGTTTCAAGCAACGGAACCTCTCCTTCGCGAACTCCTCGTCGGTTTGGGGGATGTCTCCAAAGAACTCTCTACTCGAAGGGATATTCTTCGCGATGTAACGAACGCTGGTCACGACGCTGATGTCGCTCAGTCGTATGGGCGGGCAGGTGATTTTGGGATGGGCACAGTGTATCAATCATATTCTGCGATGAAGCTCCATCGAGTGCTCGACACACTGACTCTGGATGCCAACAAGAAGCGTGGGTCTCAGCAAAAACTAGCCTACGGATACGATGTTAGTGGGGAAGTCCACGAGCAAGGCGGCACCAGCGGAAACGATAAAGCACAGGACGATCTGGGAAACTCTCCCAAATTTGAACACACTCCACCGAACCCCGTTGCCGTGGCACAAGACTACGAGGCAGAGGAAGAATTTCCTGAGTTAGCGGAGATCAAGCACAAGCGAGTCGAGTGGCCTCAGAGGAACAGATAAAACATGAAAATAGATACCAAAATCGGAGAGACGTTCGGCAGGCTGAAAGTGCTTGCTCGGGTATCGGGTAAGCGGGAGCCCGCTAAATACTCATGTGAATGTGCTTGTGGAACCCTGACTGAGGTTTTTGGAACTAACTTAGGGAGAAAGGGGACACGACCCAATACTGAAAGCTGCGGGTGCTTGCAGCGAGAGCGTGCTTCGGAAGCCAAACGCAAGGCTTTCCGTCCGTTCGAGCACATCTACAATGCCCTTGTTCATCGCACACGTAAAAAAATCAGAGTTGTTGATTTATCGTTTGAAGAATTTTTAGAGTTCACGAAAATCAATGAATGCCATTATTGCGGGGTTCCCATCACATGGATGCCTTACAGCAATAGACAAACCTATGGAAGATACTATCTTGACCGCAAGAATAATGATTTGGAGTATGTCAAAAACAACCTCGTTGTTTGTTGCGGAGTTTGCAACCACGGTAAAGCGCATCGTTACACCTACGAAGAGTGGGTTTGCATGACAGCGGCGTTGAAGCGGTTTAGAGCAAACAAGTTGAGTTTTGCGGAGGCGAAGTAATGGCGAACGGACCCACTCGCGTGTGCGTTTTTAACGTTAAGGCGAACCAACAGTTTGCGCCCCCCGTCGTGCCCAATCAGACGGGATCGAATCTGATTGACATCGTGACGGGTTGCGACGGCGTGGTCGTGTCTTCGCTCGGAGCCGCGTCGTATGGCGTGCCAGTAGTTCTGAATCCGAATGGCGTCATTGATCCCTCATTGCTGAACACAGGCGTCTCCGCTGTCGCGAGTGTGAATCTCTCCTTGGGAGCCCCGCTCGTCCATCTCTACAGTGTCGGCGGCGTCCTGACGGCAGAGCTTGCTGAAGCTGGCACAGGATCGCCCGCATCCCTACCCCTGACCGCTCAAGGTTTCCTAACTTCACCCATCGACGCGGGACAATCTGGAACTGTCGCGTTTAGCGGCCTGTTCACTTATATCGATCCAAACAGCGAGTTTTCTCTCAGCAGCGTTGGTCAGGAAGTTTACCTGTCGGCTGTGACCCCGGGCGGTATCACTCTCACTCGACCATCGACAACTGGCGGCATCCTCGATCAGACCGTTGGGTACGTCGTAGCTTTCACGGCTCCGAACGTTGTGACTGCTATCTTCCTCGCTGGCTACAACGACTTCACCCGCATCTCGGGTTGCCTGTTGACGAGTCAGTTGTGCAGCACGCAGGGCACGGGAGCTTACGTTCAACTGACGGGCGGTGCACCGCCTCCGTCTCCCGTCACCACGCAACTCGGGTCATCCGCGAACTATGCTCTGTTGGCTTACAGCGGAATTACAAATGCGGCACCCGCAACTTCGATAACGGGCGGCAAAATTGGTTCAGCCCCGACCATGAGCATCACGGGGTTCAACCCACCTACGGCTACAGTGGACAACGCCTCTGCCCCCGCCGCCCGAACTGCGGGTCAGGCGGCATACACCTACTACAGCGGGCTGACGCCAACTCTTACGGGTTTGTCCAACCTCAGCGTTAGCGGTAACGGTGCAAACGCATCGACCTACAATGCGGGCGTTTATTCTGGTGGAGCCCTCGACATTCCGACCACGATCACTCTTGATGCACAAGGTAATCCAAACGCCGTATTCGTCTTCATCGCAGCCTCTACGGTCACGCTCGAAAGCGGAGCATCTATTCTTCTGGTCAATGGCGCTCAAGCCGCCAACGTGGTTTGGACTGTAGGAAGCTCATTCACATCGGTTGCTACAAGCACGATGGTTGGTAACATCTTGGCGTATGCTTCGATCACGCTGGGCGGCGGCATTCTCACTGGGCGTGCCCTTGCCGTGGGTGGTGGTAACGGTGCCGTTAGCATCTCTGCCGCAACCGCTGTCACGGTCCCATCAGGAGCAGGAGCCATCATCGCTGGTGATATCGTCACCTACGACGTGTTCGGCAACACACAGGATTCGGGTATCTCTTTGGAGGGTGTGCTTAGCAGTATCTTTGTCAACCCCATGACTACGAATGGGGACATGATTTATGAGGGGTTATCGGGTTCCCCCGCAGTGCTCGGTCCATTGCGTCTGCCTATCGGTACAACGAGTCAAGTATTGATGGTGGTCGCTGGCGTACCCGCATGGCAGACCATCGTTCTACCCCAGACATTCACCCCCACCCCAGCGGGGTCACCTCCAGAATTTGAGTACCTCACAGGCTATGACGCGAGCACAGGATTATTCTCGGCTGCTCCCGTTGTGGCGACCCTCTCATTCTCCGACATTCTTACGGGGATCAACACCATCGCCACAATGACCGTGGACACAGGTGCGTCCATCGTGGTCACTGGGACTGGTGTGGTGGAAGCGACTCAACTTTGGAACGTGTTGGTCAGCGGTGCGGCACCCACAGCGAACCAAGCTCTCATAGCGACTAGCGGCACGGCTGCAAGCTGGCAGACCATCAGTTACTCAATCCTCAGCGGTACGCCGCAGTTGCCGCAGACATTCACTCCAACCCCCGCTGGGTCGCCCCCAGAGTATGAGTATCTTACGGGCTATGACGCGGGTACTGGGTTATTCACTGCCGCCGCGCTTCCATCCTTTACAACGGCCCCGGGCGGCATTCCGACGAACATCCAGTTCAACGACAGCGGCGTATTCGGCGGCATTTCAGGTAGCACGGCTGATGGCGTAAATGGTTTGATGGCTTTGGCACCGACTGGTACGGGCGTAGCTCTCTCACTGACGGGAGACGCCAACACTAGCCACATCCTCGACATCTATGGTCGCCTGACGAGCGGCGGTACGGTGAGCGGCACACCAGCGATCTACGTTAACGAGTTCGGTGGAGTGGTCATTCAACCGCAGGGAACGAACGTCACGGTCGCTCTAGTGGTCTACGGAGATGCGGGCGGTACAGACATTCAGCAATGGTACAAGCCAGCTTCCATCATCAAATCGGTGTATGTGGACTTCACTGGCTCCCTGCACGTCACCCCAGAAGGTGGTGCGGGCTCATCAGCCCTCACCGTGGTAGCGGCGAGCACATCCGATGATATCGCGGAATTCTGGACAAACACGGGCGGATCGCCTTCAGTCTGGATTGACGTACTCGGCAATTTACATCTGGGCGAAGCCCTGTATGATGGTACGGATTCACCGGGGGCAAGCGGCTACATGCTTAGTTCCACGGGCACGGCAACGCTATGGGTTCCAGCACCGCAGACGTTTACTCCCGTCTTGGCGGGTTCACCTCCAGAGTTTGAGTACCTCACGGGCTATGACGCGGTTACGGGGTTGTTCTCGGCTGCTCCCATCCCCGCATCCACCGTGACGTTTGACAACATCGGAAGTGGCACCAATGTCACCGCAACGATGGTTGTGGGGCCGGGTGCTGTGTTGACATTCAGTGGTAGCGGTTCACCCCCAAGTGAAGGGGAGATCAACGCCAACTTCCTGTACGGCGTGCGGATTGATTCGACTGCCCCGACTGCGGGTAAGGTGCTTACCGCCGTCAGCGCCACAGAAGCGAACTGGCAGACACCAGCCGCTTCGAGTCTTACGCGCTCTCCGATAGCTCTCACTGGCGTTGCCGATGCTATCGACCCGCACACGTCGGCGACCTACATGGTTAACACTGTTGGTGTTGATGCCATGACAATCGCCGCTCCGACCGTCACCGTGGATGATGGTGTAGTAATTTCGCTCACATCTGGCACCACAGGAACGCCCACGCTTACGTGTTCAGGGGGTACATTACGCCCCGGCACAGCGGCGGTCACTATGGTTCTTTTTGCCGCCTCTCCGGGTGCAACCGTAGAACTTATGGCTTATCAGGGCAACTGGTACGTCATCGGTGCCAACAACGTAACATACGCCTAATCGCGGTATTATCCTGTATGAAGGTTGATGTCGAATCATACGGGGCAGCACGGCGGGATTTCTACGATCTCCGCAGCGACCTCATCGAACAGGACAAGAAGTTCGACGAGACCTCCCTCCAACTCCTCCCTTACCACCAACTCCACCTCGCGGGTATAGGCAACGCTGGCGATGCCGCGTGCACACCTCGGCTCATCCAGCGGGAAAAAGCCCGCCGCCGCGAGCGATTCCTTGCCATGGACGAAGAAGAGTTCAAGGCTTGTGAACGGTATTTGCGGGCCGAAGAGATGTACGACGACGTGATTCTGGTGATCGGCTCGAAGCTCGCCCCACGGTGGGGAGAATTATCCGACCCACAGAAGTTGTGGGCAAAGCTCAATTGCCTGTATAATCATCTGGACGATCCACAGCAGCGGATGGGTGAGGCGCTGTTGCTTTTGCGTAAATGCTCGACCACCAGCTACCTGCCCACGGACGTGTGCCAGCATTACATGCAGAAAATGCGAGGCCTGATGGCGACATATCCGGGTAAAGTGACGGACGTATTTTTCCGAGCGCAGATCGAGGACATCCGCGACAACGTTCGCAATTTCCTACCCGAGGCCGAGCGGAGCGTCTGCGACAAGGAGCAAATAGCCGACTTCCAGTGTACGGCTGATTGTTTCCGTATCTTCATACCGTAAGTTGTTGATAACATGGGCAATAAAGTCCAAAATTTCTATCGGTTTGGGCTCAGTTTTGGGTATAATGGTGGTGGAGAGAAGAGATGCCAACCGTAGATAAAAATCTGAATCACGAGTTTTCGACCGACATCGCGGCTCACTTCCCCTTCCCCACTCAACGCGCAACCCAGACCCAAGCCATGCTTGGCGTGCAGGACGCCTTCCGCGAACAGAACAAAAAGTTCTACGTGCTCGAAGGTCCGACTGGTTTCGGTAAGTCAGGCGTCGGCATCGCCGCTTGCTCTTGGGCAAAGACTCTGAACTCCGCAGTCGGCGAAGTTTACGAGAAGGGCGGCTACATCCTCTCCCCGCAGAAAGTTCTCACCAAGCAGTACGTCGATGACTTCGCCCCGAACGGCCTTGTGGAACTCAAGGGTCAGTCGAACTACACCTGCCACGGCTTCACTGAGCAGGCTGGCATGGAAATCGACTGCGAGACCGCCGCGATGCTTTACGAAGAAGAGCACAACGTCGAGACCTGCACTGGTTACAAGCCTGCCAAGCGCATCTTCCAATCGACCCCGATGGGCGTCACGAATTTCGACTACTACCTCAACGAGACGATGCACGCTGGTCAGTTGAAGAATCGCAACCTGCTGGTGTGCGACGAAGCACACAACGCCGAGGGCAAGATTCTGGGCTTCACGGATACCGTCATCGACAAGCGCCGTTGCGAGGAGTACGGTGTGGTCGGCGGCTTGCCAATTTTCGAAGCTGGTTACAACGAGGACGTGGCGAACTGGCTGTGCGGCTCGTTCGTTCCCGCCTACGAGAGCCACAAGCGCAACCTCAAGACCCAGATCACCGTTGCCAAAGAGACTGGCGACAAGGAACTCGCCGTGAAGTTGCTCAAGAAGGTTCAGGCGGCTGAGCGGTTCATGGGCAAGATCAATTTCTTCCTGAACGCCGCTGATCGCCGCGACTGGCTGGCATGGAGCGATTGGGACGCGGAAAAGCGCAAGGGCACGACCGATCTCGCCATCAAGCCGCTGACCGCTACCCTGTTCGCCAACGACATCCTGTTCAGCAAGGCGGACAAAGTTCTGTTGATGTCGGCGACGATTTTGGACTTCCCGACGTTCATGCGTAATTTGGGCATCAACCCTAAGGACGCGACCTGCCTCGCGGTGGACAGCGAATTTCCCCTTGAGAATCGCCCGATCTTCTTCAAGCCGTGCGGCAATATGGGCTTCCGTTTCAAGAAGAACACCATGCCGAAGATGGCTGCTTTTATGGCGCAGATTCTCCGCAAGTACGCGACCAAGAAGGGTATCATCCACACGCATAGCTACGAGAACAACCGCTACTTCGTGGAGTACCTGAAAGCTGAATTCGGATACCGCATCATCACCCACGACAACTCGAAGGGTTCGCGTGACCGCGCTGTGATGGAGCACATTGCCAGCCCCGAGCCGACAGTTCTGTTCTCCCCGTCGATGACCGAAGGCTTGGATTTGAAGGAAGACTTGGCTCGCTTCTGCGTCGTCACGAAGGTGCCGTACCCGTTCATGGACCCCTACGTTAAGGCTCGCATGGACCGCGACCCCGCGTGGTATCAATGGCTGACGGCTCTGGTTCTTGAGCAGGCAACGGGCCGCGTGGTCCGCAGCATGACGGACAAGGCTCACACCTACATTCTGGACGAAGGGTTCCGCGATTTCTACAACAAGAACCAGTGCACGACTTCGACGAGCATCCAGTTGTCGAAGTGGTGGACGGACTCAATCATCGGGCTGGAAGCACCAGATTTCGCATCCAGCTTTTAACAGGGATTCCTCCCCCGCCCTCCCCACACTTTTCATACAGGAGACATATTATGCCGCCAACAGGGGATCGCCGATCAAAAGAGCGTTTCGGGTTTATCGATCAGTGCATGACGATCACGTTCAACGCCCTGCGGAGACACGACCCGGAAGTGATGGGTCTGCCCCGCAACGAAGAGAAGCCTAAGGCGATGGCTGCCGCCGCTTAACGGGCGGAAACGTCGTAGCCTAGCTCTTTCAGGATTACATTCTGGAATTCGTACACGCACACGTTGGCGAGTACGCTAGTCGCCCCATAGACGCGAGGCCGAGTCCATGGGCAAGTCATACCCGCCACGGTCTCATACCCGAACAACCCACTGCCCTGCATGATGGCGAATGAGCCCGTAGGCACCGCGTGCCCTGCCCACGCCGCGTCGATCTTCGTGAGATCGGCAACAGACCAATCCGGTACGGAGACAACTGTGAGGTTCTTCGGCTGCACAGTGAGTGCCCGGGGGTCAGCAGGGTGTATCTCGCCGCCCGAATCATTCAGCGGGAATGGGGCAGTCGCAAGACCTTGCTGTGCCGCCGCCCACGATGCCATGAGGACTGCATCCGTGACGCCAGTCTTGTTGATGAGTGTCTTGCTGCTTGGGATGACGAGACAGAGCCAACGCATCCAGAGTTGCTCGGGCAGCGTGACGAAGAAGCTGTACAACGCACGAATGAAAACGTTCTGGTAACCGGGACAGTATGAAAACATGGGGAAACCCTCCTACCCTAGAAATCGGTAATCGTGGTATTATCGTAGTATGAAACTTAGCAAGCGGCTCCAGCAACTCATCGAGAACTTCAAGCAGGGTAACCCCTCGCTGGCAGACCACCATAGCGCCCACGGCCGCTGCACCGAAGCCAGCTACGCCTTCCGAACGCTGGCGATTGAAGACGGTCTCAAATGCACCACATGGGAGATCGTGCTGGACGACGAGCATGACCGTTATCTCTGTCCAGAGTGGTATCCAAATATCATCTTCGAGGGGCACACCGTGGTTTACGTTGAGGGCGTGGTCATCGACTGGACGGTACGCCAGTACAACGGCGATGCCCCGTTCCCGCTGATCTACACCCCGCCAAAGCAGGCAAGGCAGACAGGCATCGACGAACTCGACCCCGCGCTGGTCAGCTACGTCAGGTACTAGGCATGAGAAAAGGCCGTCCCCGCTTCCCCCACCCCCGAGACGTTGGTGTAGTCAAGACCGTGCTGGTGAACTCGATTCTCATGGATTCGGAGATTCAAGAGGGCTGGCGGTACTCGGTGAACAACGTGCCGAACTACCGATTGCAGAGCCAGACTGAGGGGCTCACGTGGTTTGTGGACGTATACGCCGGGGCACACTATGTCATCACAGTTGGAGATCGCTCATCCGAAATCTGCAAGTCAATTCCATCGCTTGTGAATTATTTGCGGCGTATGCTATTGAGAGCGTAGCTTGGTGCGAATTGCTTTTTTGAGGCAGAAACTTTCTGCCTTGCCGAACAGACGGTACAAAATGATCCAGAACTGCATCTTCAAGTCTGTCATGGCGATACCTCGGTTTCTAGATTGTCATTCATTAAGAGGATCGTGTAAAGACAAAGTTTCGGTAATTATCGTATCCTGATTAGAGGCAACATGAAAACACAATTTGATCGACCGTTAATCCCCATCAACAGCATGGAAGAGTTGAAGAAAATTCTCTTCATCCAAAAAACCGTGACCGAGCAGGCGAAGAACGAAATGCTTTCCATCGCCACAGACGGCATGGGCAACCCGAAAGCCGCACCCGTGTTCGTCGCCGAGGAGCGCAAGCTTCTCACGAAGTACGCCAACTACCCAACCATGTCGGAGATGAGTGCGGAGCCCGATGCCCTGATGAACGGCACAAAATGGGGAGCGACTTTCGGCGTTGCGATTCTCGTCGGTGGATTGATCGTCGAAGAACTCAAACGAATGCAGCCGCATCTTGAGCCCGTGCTGCGGCACATGCTTCTGCTTCTGCTCGACGAACTCAACCACCCGCGTCACAAGTATCTCGTGGAGCCGATGGAGAGAAGCCTGACGATAACGTCCAAGGCAGCGCCCGGGAAAGAGCAGGCGATCAAACGACAAGTCTGCACCGATCTGGCGGATGCCATCATCGCCGTTGGCACTCAATACGGCATCGTGAGCGTGGCGAAGCAGACCAACTATTCGGGTACGAAACGCAATGGCATCGCTTTGACGCCGCTCGGCAAGCGAGTTTTCCTGCACATGGTAGACGCGCAGCGGTTCGTTCAGGAGATGAGCAAGGCTCATACCCGGTTTCAAACCACCAAACCCAAGCTCAGTATGTCATGAACATTTATCTCATCGTCAACCATGCTACAGGAAGGTACTACGTAGGACAGCATAAAGGCAACAATCTAAAGAAGTACCTTCATGATAAATTCACCACCGCTAAACGAAAGCTCTTCGGAAGCTCGCGGCTTTTTGCTGCGATGCGTAGTCATCCCGAAGAAATTTTCACCATTCACGTTCTCATCTCCGGTGTTCAAACCAAAGCCGACCTCGATCAGTATGAGAAAGACTTCATCAGCTTCCTAAAATCTCAAGACCCCGAGTACGGTTACAACGTCTGTCGCGGCGGGGAGGGAGTTACGGGGACTCGTACCGAAGCCCACCGTAAAAAGCTTTCGGACGCCGCGAAGAGAGTGGGGTGTCGAATCCCACGCGAAGCACGGGTTAGAGGAGGACGCTTAGGTGGGAGCGTAAAGAGCGAGGCGAAGAAACAGCAAAGTAGGATCAATGGTCGTATGGTGGGACGTAAGTTGTTGAAACTAAAGTAAATAAACGCAAAAATTCCTATCGATTCCCGCTCATTTTGGGGTATAATAGAAGTGTTCAAGGGGGCATTATGCAAAACACAGAGTCGGATTCGGTTCTCGACATCGCAAGAGCACAGGGCGGCGGGGACTTCGATATTCAGACCTACCCGGTAGGTATCGGCGGCCTGACCCGCGTTAACGTTCAGCCCAGAATCGGCATCTCGTATGACACCACCCCCACGCCATTCGGTGTATTCACGGGGTTTGTCAGCGGTCTGATGATCGCTGGCATCGGAACGTTCATCCTGATGGTCCTCTTCGGCGCTGCCGTCGCGGTTGTCAGAGGCGGCGAAATTTCGGACGCCATGATCGGGACCTGCTTCCACATTTGGATTGTCATCACCGTTATCGGCACCGTGGCGGGCGGTCTAATCAACCTGTTAAGTGACTAATTCCCGAGAAATTCAGTATTGATACTCCATGGGGCGCTTTCCTCATGGAGTTTTCTTTTGCAGAAAATTTACCTAGCCGCGACGTTTGACTGGCTCGAAAAGATTCGAGCGCACGCCAAGGAACTCCGTGCCATCGGTCTGACCGTTACGTCCCGCTGGCATGACGAGCAGTCTACTACGGGCGCAACGAATCTCACCAACAAAGACGGCTCGACGGACTTGAGCCGCGAACTATTTGCGTTTGGCTGTGCCATCCGCGACATTCGAGACATCCTCGCCGCCGACACTCTGGTCTTGTTCAGTTCGGGCACCGCGATCATCCGCAATACTCGACTGGCCGAATTTGGCGGTGCGTTGCTCAGCGGTCGCCAGTGTGTGGTCATTGGTCCTGAGGACCCCGCGTTGCGGGCGAACATTGACACGATCTTCGTGTTCCTCAAAGACCTGCCCCCGGACCTGCGGCAAGAAGGAATCAAACCCGTACAGCATTACAACACGTGGGACGAGTTCATCGGCACGATGGTCGCACGAGGAGAATACATTGATAGGGATTCTACCTTCGGGGTTCTCGGATAAGACAATCTGCATTTCGATCTCGATGGTCATGGCGATCTGGATGTATGTCGTCCTGTACCGTCGCTTGGTTCGCCGCAAGCACACGCGAGATTTCTGCAAAAGCACCTGCTGGCTCAACTTCCTCATTCAGGTCAATAATGGCGTGCTGGCGCACTCGGAACATGCCCCGTTTCTAGTCCTGTGGTACATCACTCAAACCGTTGCAACCGCAGGGGTTTTGTACCTTGTCTACAGGTATTGGAACCACCCGGACCCCTCCACAAAACGGACTTCCTAACCCCTATTTTAGGAGGGACTTAACCCCATGGCAATTAACTACGCAGCAATCGCAAAAGACCTACTCACTTGGGCTTCCGCAGCCAAGCTTGCAGGTGGTGCATTCGCGCACAAGGCTTGGCAGTGGATCGCCGCAAAGCTGAAAGCAGCCGAAGCCGCAGCCAAGGCCGACGCCGCAAAGCTCGAAGCCGACGCCAAGAAGCTGTAATCGTGGTATTATCTCCTTGTGGCTACACAAGGAAAACTGAGGACGGGCGTCCGAGTATCGGGTGATCCTTCGACGCCTTTGCTCCTCGAAAAGCCGACTCCCAAACAGCACAACATTCTTGTTGGGGACGATCTGGCACAAATCCGCTTCGCGGAGCACTATCTATCCCACGCACATTTCTGCACAGACGGCTGTGAGGAAGTGAACCATTTCAAACTCAAGTGCGTTGAAGTCGAGTCAGTCCAAGATGAGATGGTACTGGGTAAAGACGAGCCTTCCCTGCTTCGAGTTGATCGCAACCGCGACATTGACCTGTCATCCAAAGTAAAAGCAAACGTAGGCATCTGGGCTCTCGCCCCGATCACCAAAGGAAGTGATGGAGCCAATGCCATCGTTCGTTACGCCGCTGAGTTACTCGGGCTGGAACGCCCTGCCCGCGCCTCGGTGGAGAAGTTCGGCGATGCAATGGTTAGGATGATGAGCGACCTGAGCGTTCACAAAGAAGTGGACGACGTGTATGCCGCGATCTGGGCAGCCGCATGGTTATTGACAGGTCCCGAACCCCCGCCGTTCAAGTTCTGGCCTCATCCGTGGAACAACCACCTGACGTGGTTCCCTCGCGGAACGAACCCCAGCCTGCGTCTCAACTCCCTGTACAAGGAACTGGTGGTCTACGTTTTTGCCCGGGAAGGGGACGAGTATGCAGCCCGGAAAATCGGCAAATTTAAGCCTCGGGAGTTCAATATGCTGAAAAAATTACGACTCCCCATAGGCTGCGTTTTTGACAGTATTGTTGAGCTTTCCAGATGGCGAATGCATAAGGGCGACCCGTACATCTGTGCCCTCAAGCTTGCCAAAATCTGGGAAACGCAGTAGTATATCAAATGTGGGGATACAGTCCCACGAGGAGAAACAACAAAACATGAAGACTACTTTGCTATCAATCCTTGCGGTACTGGCTCTGTTCGTCGGGTCCGCATTCTCTCAGGTTAAGCCATACGTTGACGCTGGCGTCGGCTATCAGTCAACCTTCACGGGCACGTCGAGCGTGACGGCTTCCAACCCTTCCTTCAACCTCGGTGCTGGCGTTGAAATCAACTCCAAGCTCCTGTTGATCGATGTCAATGGACAGTTCAACACCCAGAACGTCCGCAACTTCCAGAACTACAATACCTCAGCTTTCGCTGGCACCGTCACTGGCACGGGTTACGCGAAGGTCGGCAAGCTGTTGCTTGGCGGCGGGGCGTTGTACACCGATCAGGTCATTAACGGCAACTTCAAGGGATTGATCCCGACTTCGGCGACCACGTTTGTTCCTCTGGTCGGCGGCGGGTTCCAGTTCAGCCGTGATCGCGTTACGGCCCTGTACGAACTTCCGGGTCGTTCAGCAACCAACCAGCGTACCGTTCTTCTTCACAACGAGTTCTACGTGACGAAAAAGGGCGGCATTCGCTTGACTCAGGATGTCTCTGGCAACTCGTCAATCAATCAGTTGACAGCCAGCGGCGTGAGTCTGAGTCAGCGTATCAGCGGAGCACAAGGCTCGGCTGGTATCAAGGTTGTGTTCTAAGGAATCGCTCGATTCCCGTAAGTCAGAGAGCCGCCCGTTCTGGGCGGCTTTTCTTTTTTCCCAATAAAACCCTCAAAACTTAGTATTAGGACATGTAGGGGAATATCACACATGTCCACAGGCAAATCGAAAGCTGGCCGCGACGAATTAACGGTACGGGTTCAACAGGCGTTGAATCTCTCGACCAAAAAAGAAGCCGAAAACATTATCACCGTGGTGATCTCTGAGTTAGAGCACACCTTGTTGAACAACCTTGCAGTGAATGGATTCCAACTGAAACTAAATTCTTTCGGTAAGTTTTCCATTCGCCACAAATCGGGTATTAGACGAAAGATACCCTTTACGGGCGAGATCAAAATGACGAATGCCAAGCGCAAAGTCAAGTTCATCACGCTCGGGGACCTGCGTAAGCAGGAAGTCGTAAAGTAAAGAACAAAAAATAAAAACCGACCTGAAAGAGGAACAAGTGAACCAATTCAACGAAGACGAACTCGCAGATGTAAAGCCCGTTGTATCCGACGCTGTTGCAAAGGCCCGTGCCGCTGCCGCAGCCGCAGCTAAGGCACTCGCTGATGCCGAAGCCGCCGTATCCGCACCCGTAGCGCAGGCTACACCCGCAGCACAACCGCAAGCTGCTGCCGCAACAGCCCCCGCGAAAACAAAGCAGGTCGCCGAAGACGAACTCGACGAACCAACCCCGAAGGCAGCCGCAGCACACGCCGCTAAGGGCACCAAGGGCGCTGCTCCCGCCGCCGCAGGCGACGAAGACGATTTGGACGTAGAATTCGGCGACGACAAGCTCGCCACACGTCCGAACATGCTGAACCGTTGCCGCCCCTCTGAAAAGGGCAAGGCCGTGCGTTTCGCATTGCTCCCATTCATCAAGCCGAAGAGCGCGAAGAATCACTTCGTCGAACTTCCGGGCAAGAAACTGACGGCACGTTGCTTGACTCCCGCCAACTCCCCCGACGCAGGCTATTGCTGCGCCAAGCTGGGCGAAGACGGCGAGTTGCACGTGGCAGCCCTCGTTATCCGCTACACCAACGCGGACTCCAAGACGGGCGGCTACGACAAGGGCGCGGTCATCGAGTGGGAAGTTCAGTACGTTGACTTGACCCGCTCCAACTACCGTGCGGTGTCGCACTTGATTGACGAGATGGTTGAAGACAACCCGAACGTCAGCGTGTACGATATCGACATCGTGATGAAGCATGATCCAGATCGTGCTTTCGGCTATCAGTTCCAGCGCATCTCCCAAAAGGCTCGTTGGAAGCAGAACCCTCAGTTGGTCGAAGAAGTCAAACAGGCCGCTGATAAGTTCACCAAAGAAGATGGCAAGATTCTCAAGGGGCGTCTCGGCAAGAAGTTGACTCTCCAAGAGTGGAAAGCCCTACTGTCGGGTGTGGCGGCTGGTGCCGAAGAAGCTCGCCTCGACGACGTAGAGGACCTCTAAACCGCATCCTTCCCTCCAAGGTTCGGGGGCGGGCAACCGCCCCCATTAGAGGTTTGTGATACAATGGGCTCATGGAAACTCCAGAGACAGTTGGTACGTGGGTAAGGCGGGTTTTCCCCGAATGGTCGGGAGCCAAAGGCCGTGCGTTAGCCGTTGTAGAAGAAGCCGTTGAACTAGCACTTGCAGCAGAACTCACCCCAGACCAAATCAATACAGCCATCAATCTTTCTTACGTTCAGTCCGCCCGCCGTCTTGCCGAGGGACAACCCCCAGAATCGGACGAAGGCGAAGTCGCCGACTGCATGTTGAACGTCTATGCTTACGCCTTTGAGCGTGGCATTGATCCGCTGGCGGCTCTCGACAAGAAGATGGCAAAGAATCGGGCTAAGTCCGATGAACAGTACAAAGCAAAGACAGCACTGAAGAAGTCGCTCGGTCTGGCACTGGACACGCTGTAATGCTGATTCTGGGCTTCGATTTCGAAACCACTGGCGGGGACCCAGCGATCCACCGCATCACCGAAGTGGGAATGACTCAGTGGGACACCGACCTGCGCGAACCCGTCAAAATCATGGGCTATCTGGTCAACCCGGGGGATGCTCCGTGGGAGCCCGAGATCATCGAAAGATTTCCCAAGATGCCCGAGTTGGCCGCGAAGTACGGCATCGACGACCTTAAAGCTGCCAAGCAATTTTTCCTGTGGTATCAATCCGCTGAGACTGTTTGTGCTCACAATGGCATCAAGTTCGACAAGGGCTTCTCGCAGGCGTGGGCTGACCGCTATAACTTTGATTCTGACCCCGGAAAGCTCTGGATCGACACTCTAACCGATCTTCCCTTGCCCCGATGGTACACCCGTAAACTCGCTTACATGCCCGTGGATCATGGGATGCTGCCCAACCCATTTCCTCATCGTGCAGCATTCGATGCGGTCAGCATGATGCAGATGCTCGATCAGTACCCGCTGGATAAGGTGCTGGAACTGGCTCGGAGCCCGATGGTAATAGTCAAGGCTCTGGTGAGCTTCCACAACAACGAACTGGCGAAGAAACGGGGCTATCACGCTGAGTACAAAGACGGCAAGTTCGTGATGTGGTTCAGAGAAATGAAAGAGCTTTTCGTCGAGCAGGAGCGGGAGGAGTGCACGGCTGCTGGTTTTTCGATTGAAGTAATCAAATAAATAGTGGCAAAATCGCTAACGATTTTGTTTGCCAACTTCCAAGAACCTGAGTATTGTAGTAATATGTGACGCAAGTCACAGTTTCGGGGGATCAATGAAGTTTCGCAAGATTTGCACGACCATCGCATCTCTGCTCCTACTGGCGACCGCCGCGTTTAGCCAGAACATGCCCACCGCTCAGCCGTTTTTCTTCCCAAAAGGCATCCAACAAACAACCGATCTTCTTCGCCAACGCGAAGAGTACATGCACATCTTTCAGGCGACGGCGCTTTGTAACCAAGGGGGCCTGCTGGGCACAACCATTCCCGGCAGCGACAGCATCGCGGTTGTCACCGACGTTGTGAGCACGTCCAGCGTCACCGAGAACCCGGCGAAGATGAAGATCGTGATCGACCACGCATACCGTATGCCCGATGGTCGCATCCGTTACACTTCTCTCTGTGACCAATACTACATCACCGAAGATCAGTTGAAGGTCGTCGAAGACACTCTGACCCAGATCGCGGTCATCGCCGCCAAGCGCGACAATGACTTTTATGCGGTGGTCGCTGAGAAAGCAGTTACGGCTCGTGCCGCGAAGCTGGGCATCAAGCGTGAAGAGTTGCTGGCGCAGCTTGACGAGAAAGTTCCGGGCTACAACATCACCTTCCGCGAACTGCACCGCCTGCCGAAGCCTTCCAAGGCGTCGGACTTTGTACCCCGCGAACTGCACCTTGGCTACAACCCGCCCCTCGGCGGCATCCTTGGCGTCACGTGGCTCAATACGGGCGTCATCTACTACAATCCGAATGCTTGGATGACCGATTACGTCAACACCGTCCCCAAGATCATGCAGCACGAGATGGTGCACGGTAACATCAACTTCGAGAAGTTCCCCATGAGCGAAGCGTTCGACGTGGAGTTGATGGCGGACATGCCCATCGTCCTGTACTCCGAGAACACAACGGACTACCCGACCCACGGCTATGCAACCGACATTCGTGAATTGGCCGCGATTTACTACGGCTTCGATTGGGATCAATTCCGTTCGGACACGGTGAAGTTCGACTTCGCTGGCAACATCGTCTACGACGACGCCAACTACCTGTACTACTACAAACAGATCGACACGATGAAAGCGGAAATGTTGAAGTTCTTCATGGACGAAACCATTCCCGAGTTCTACTCCGATCCTGTTTGGTGGTCAGCGGTCAACGACATTCGCGGCGACAACAACAGCGTGTTCCGCATGACGATGGCACTGCACTACAACCCGACTCTTCTCGGCGGGGCCGCTAAGACGATGGACTGGCTGAACTCGCACAGTGAAGAGATCAAAGAGATCGGCGACCAAGCTTTCAAGAAGGGTCTCGGCGGTAATCAGGGCGGCGGCATGGATATGATTACCCGCGTCCCTCCGTCCCTCCTCGATCAGTACAACCGCATGTTCACGGCTCGTGAGCAGGAAAACATCGAGACATACTTCCGTGAGCACCCGGAAAAGCTGTCCGAACTCCAGAAGATGTCTCCGGTAGAGGCTCTACAGTTCCTCAGCACGTTCAAGTCCGATTTCAAGGCGGTGGTGAAATGAAGTTCCGTACCGTTCTAGCAACTCTCGCGATTGTCGCCACGATGTTCTTAGCGGGCTGCGTGCCGCCCTACCGTCAGACGTTTGAGGACGCTGGCAAAGACAAGCACTGGACAAAGAAGCAGGTCCTCGCCGCGTTTGCCTACTACGACAAAATCGGGTGGGGACGCGAGGTCAAGGAAGGCTCAGGCCAGTACGTCGTGATCTACGGCAAGGTGCCAACTTCCAAGGTTGACAGCCAGATTGACACCGTGCTGAAAGACCTGAACGATTCGCTCGATCCGAACAACACGGATATGCGGCAGTACCTCGATACCTTCAATCTCCGCAAGGACATGGAGCACGAGGAAGAGATCACCGAGGCTCAGAAGGCTCGCGTGCATACCGCCTACCTCTACAACGAGTTCCAACAGAAGATGGGCGACAAGGAAGAGTACGGACGAGACGCCGAGATGAGCGGTGGGTACAACATCCGCAAGATTTTCACGTCCAAGGACCTGAGCGTGGCTTTCCCCTTCACGTCGGACGAGGTTGAGGGTGCTAAGAAAGACGGCTCCCTGAAAGAGATCGAAACGGCTGAACTGGACTTCTCCAGTCCCTACGATCACAAGGTCGCTGACCCTGCTCACCCTGATGATAGCGAAGCCTTCATCTGGAAGGCTAAGAAGATGAGCATTCGGCTGACGAACTACAAGATCATCACCGAAGAGACGCCCGAGAACAACAAGGGCAACTACATCGAGGGTTACCGCGTCATTGACGGCAAGCAAGAGTCCAAGCCTGCTCTTAAGATTTTCTTCCCGACCGATGGTTACGGTGCCGTGGTTTTGATCGACACTGACCGTGAAGGCCGAGATGCTGGATTCGGATTGCCTGACATCCTTGAATCGGTCTCCGACATCACGAACGTTCAGGATGTGGTCCGCAACGGCAACCTGCTGGCTACCCTCTTCGCCGACAAGAAGAAGGATTTACGCCAACTGCCGCCGCAAAACCTGTTCAAGATCGAGATTTCCCGCACGGATAAGCCGATTGACCCGTGGGAGAAGTCGCCCGACGCAGATGGCTGGATTGTCCCCTACAAGTACGTCACCACGACCGGGGAGAACTTCAACGTCCGCATCAAGTTCAAGAAGGTGCAGATGCCAGCAGACGGCTCCACCTACCCTGACGGCGATCACGCCCACAGCATGTACCGCGAGATCGAGTACATTGCCAAGGAATACACCAAGGCTGGTAAGCGTTACGACGCCTCGGCTGGTCAGGTCATCGAATACTACCGTCCAAAGGGCGATTTCGCCAAAAAGACGGAGGCTAAGGTCGATGACTACTCAAACACCCGTAAGCTGACGTTTGAATTCGAGGATGGCTCGGAAGTAAGCGGCATCGTCACCCCGGGTTTGAATAAGTTCATTGAGGATACACCCTACGCCAAGTCCTTCACTGAGGGATCGCAGCGGTGGTGGATTGAATCCTCGTCAGCCAACGGCAAGTTCGACAAGCGGAAGAAAGTCAGCCCACCCAAGGAACGCACGGGCGAGTACGATGACTACGCGGATGACTACGAAGCCAGCGCGGGCCGCGAGAAGAATACGATGGACATGGACAAGCCCGTGGTTAAGATTCAACGGGAAACACAGCAAGCCCCTCCCGGCAGCAAACAGTAAATCTCTACCGTGACGAAAAGGCAGGGCCTTCGGGCTCTGCCTTTTTCTTTTTTGCGGTATTAAGTAGTATGTGCGTGTCCCGCGAACATTTCAACTTGTGTGAGTGCGGTTGCCCCGAAATCGTTCACGAAGAAGTGTCTGATTTGCTGAGTATCCTCGATCCTTTTGGGTTTAACGACCCCTTTGGAATGAAGGACCCTTTCGGAGTCAATCTCTTTGGTGAGACGCTACGCGGCAAATGTAATGGGGATATTCCACTCAACCTGAGCATTGAAGAGATCAGGAAGCTGATTGACGACGCTAAGGAACGGGAAGAGCGCCCCGCTCTGACCAAGCCTTGCGACTGCAAGAAATTCAAGCCTTTGCTCAAACCCACGTGCACCGGATTCGGAGCCTAAATGCCAAAGAAAGAAGTTCCTCTTATCATCCCGCCGAAGGTCGAAGAGATTGACCGCTGGGTCATCCTCGGGCTAGACCCGTCCATGAGCCGCACCGGGTACGCCATGCTGGACGTTTTCCCATCGACCGATACCAGCGCAGCGACCGTGGCTAAATGGATTCTGGCGGGCTCCGTCAAGTCGGACACCATCGAAAATGGGATGCACCCGCGTAACACGATTTGGCTTAGGGCAAAGCTGATGGCAATCTACCTTCGGAGCCTCACTGAGGCTCTGGTCGGGAGCTATTCACCCGACATCTTGAAACGCACAGGGCTTATCATCAGCATGGAATTCCCAACGCCGATGAACGACTATCTCGTCGCTCTGAACAGAATCATCCATCTGGTGTTCTTCGAGAATGGGACGGCCACCAACAGCCTCGTCCAGTTCGGGCAGGTTCGCATCATGTACACGAACGCCGCCACGTTGCGGTCCCTCATGGGGCTTACGTCAAGGGGTGCCAAGAACAAGGCCGAGAACATCACCAGAGCCTACGACTTTATCGGCAAGGCAGACTACCCGGAGTTGGATACCGACTCCTGCGATGCGGTCCTCCTGAGTATGATGGCTCGCCACGCCGCCTCAATTGTGATGGGGTGCTCTTCTGAGGTCCCTCAGAACTTCCTGAACTCCCTGTGCAATTCGACACAGGAGATCAAGGGCAAGGGGCGCAACGCCCACGTCGTAACCAAGGGACTTTTGCACCGAAATGAGTATTGGTATATGTACAAGCGGCAGGGGTATGACGCCTGCATTAAGAACGCGGCAGTCCCCAAGAAGTCCCTGTCCCGCGAGAAGTTCTATCTGTAATCGGAGGAAACGTGCCAAAGAGAGCAAAAGCTGAAGTAAAGGGCGTTGATTTTCAGGCGGTTCGGGCATTGAGCGCGAAGGAACGTTGCGCCCTGTTTGCCAAGGCCCGTGCGGGCAACAAGAAGGACTATCGAGTCGTTGACCCCAACGTGGCGGAAGAGCGTATTCCGTATGGCTTCGTCACCCTCGACGACGTGTGCGGTTTGGATGGTATGCCTCGACGTGGACGTGTCATTGAAATCCACGGAAATGAACACAGCGGCAAGTCCACCCTGACCTACGGCATCGTCAGCGCGTATCAGAAGTTCACTGGTGAGCCTGCGGTCATTTTCGACTTTGAGCGTACTGGCGACTGGAACTACCTCCACAAGATCGGCGTCGATGATGCTGCTTGTGAACTCATCATGCCCGACAGCATTCAGGACGCGGAAAAGCGCACCCTCGAATTCATGGAAGGCGGCGTCCGCCTGTTCGTATTTGACTCCATCGTCCGTATGCGCGAAGAAGTTGAGCGTAAGGTCGTCATGGATGTCAAGAAGTCCCACAAGACTACGCCGGGTGAACACGCCCGTGCAATGGAATGCTTCTTCAAGAACATGTTGACCCCTGCGGCCCGCTACGATTGCGTGTTCCTGATGGTCAACCAGCCTCGCGCACGTATCGAATCCACGAAGGACGCCCAGTACGCCATCAAGTATCCCTCTTTCACCAACCTGCCTTACATCCTTCCGGGCGGCAAGACCTGCCGTTTCACGCCCAGTGTGATGATTGAGACGATGACGCACAAAGCCATCCGTGCAGGCAGCGAACAGGAAGATGCATTCCTGCTCGAACCCGGCACTGGCGTCAAGGGTGATTTACAGGACTTCGCCGCGACTCGTATCAAGGTTCGCATCCTGAAGAACAAGACCAACGGCGGCGGTTACCGTGAGGGTTCGATGTACCTGCGTAAGGGCATCGGATTCGACGACAACGTTACCGTCCGTGATCTTGCTCGTGACTACGGCTTTATCAGCAACGTGGGCAAGAAGTGGTTCGTCGGCAAATCGGCTGAGGAAGCCATTGCAGGCTACCCCGATCAGGAAGCGGCTATCAAGGACCTCGTTATCGACCAGAACCCCGATGTGCTCGCCAAGCTGCGGGTGCTGGTCAAGGAAGCCGTCCGCAACGATGAGACGGGACGCCATCTCATGGAAGTTGACGCGGACACCGAGCGTTACATGACAGGCTTGGACGACGACAGTGTGGAACTGCCCGCACGTGCGGCGTTTGAGGTTGAGGAGGACTAATGGTGCACGACCCAACAACTTGTCCATTCTGCGGCGACCTGACGGTGAACGGAAATACGGGATACTATCCCGAGCAGTTCCAAGTGCACACTCTCGCCAAGCTCGCGGAGCTTGAAAGTCGTGTCCAAGACATAGAGTGGCGGAACATGCCTCTCGGCCCGGGGAAAGATGTTCAGTTCGACGAAGAACGTCTGGACGCCATCCGTAAGATTCTCGGAAAGCAAGCACCCGATTGTCCGATTTGCTACGACGAAGAAGGAAGTTGGGCTTGCATCCGTGCTGCTCACGGGAAGATGTTGCCCAACGAGAAGATCAAAAATGGCTAAGCCGCATACACACGATTTCATGGCCTGTGGCTCTGACGAGCAACAGTGTGACAACGCTTGTCACGCCGAGCACGAGTGCTCTATCTGCGGTAAGAGCCGTTCAGAACTGGCAAAAGATACCGCCGATGTCAGGCAGCATCTCATTAGTTCGACTGAGAACATCGTTCAGCAACTCAGCAAGGTTAAGAACCTAAGAACCCTGACAGACATCGTGGAAGTTCTCGCGAACTACTCCAAAGAGCTTGACTGGCTGTCACGAGAACAACTCGTCGAGATGGCGGTCGGGGGCGAAAAGCACGGGCATGGACGGGCTACCGTCCGTTAACGGTTGTGGTACAATGGTGCCATGATAACGTGCGTCACAGCCCCGTCACGCAGCGGTACGTCGCTTACGATGCAGATGTTGCAGGCCGCAGGTATGCCGCTGGCGTGGAACGTCCTGCCTAACCGTACCCAGTTTAACCCGTTCGGACATTATGAGATCGATTGGGCGAAAGACACGCTGACACTCGCTGACTGCGAAGGCAAAGCCGTCAAGGTGATGCCGTTTGACCTGTACCGACTCACGCCTGAGCGCGAATATCAGTTCATTACCATCCTGCGTGATGTCGCGAGCATTGACGCATCACAAGCAGACATCGTGCGATTCAAGGATGGTCGCAAGATGAGTGACGCAGACCAGACCGAATACTGGCACAAGTTCACGCTCGATTACATCAGGGATCACCAGAATGTCGTCGTTGGCTTTAGTGAGCTATTCAACGGAGAGGCTCAGAGGGCGATAGGTCAGTTCTTAGGTTTCGACGATCTCCAGATCGCCAAGATGAATGACTGCGTTGATTCCACTATGTGGCACTTTAGGCCCGCCAGTTACCAACTCGCCACTGATACCGCTTTGGTGATACCACCGTCCTCGTAAAGTCCTTGTTCTCAACGCCGCAGGAGAACAGGGAATTCTCCGCCAATGAGCATGAAACTTTTTGCGGGAAACTAGGTTGTTTTCAGCGGTTTAACTGGAAAATGGCAAAATTAGACCTACAGAAAACTGTTGTAGAGGACAACAAATGAGCACTGCTACCGCCCACACCCCTGATCTGGTCGAGGACCTGCTGGATGAAAAAATCAGTGGAGAATGGGGAGGTTTCCCCGATGAAACTCCCAAGTTGCGTCAAAAATCCAGTAGTGATACACTAGGGACTACCATGTATACGGCAGAAACAATGAAGCGTGCAGCCCCCGAACAGGGCACGGGGCGTGCTCCCGAACCTATCCTTGTCACCAAGGAAAACGTGAAGGAACTCTTCGGCAAATTCAAGACCTTGCCGTCGAATGACCCTCTTTATAACCCATTGGGCGATGCTCTCCACGAATACATGCTTGGCTAGAAAGACCCCCCTCATGCCCCGATTAGCCAAGTGGAGCGAGTACCCAGAGGGCGACATCACCTACGGTAAAATCCATCTCAAAGCCCGCATGAATCGGCTTCCAGACGATGGGCTTGATCGCGTCAAAAAAGAACTCCCCACTGGGGGCGAAGTCCCCAAAGAAGACTGGTATCTCGACTTTGGGGACTTTATCGTTCCGGGTAGAGGGGGATTCATCCGCACGTACCTCGGCCCCGATGAGATGGGTAAGGTTCGCGGGTACGAACTCCGTTGTTGGCGAAACAGCAAAAACAACCCCGCAAAGCTGAAGAAATGTTGGCGGAATCGATCATCTTTGCTCAATCCTGCAACCGCCCTCCTCGGCGAAGAAGAATAAAACCTCCCTTTTCCTGAAACCCCAGTATTATCAGACTGGAGGGTTCTCATGCCCACAACAAACAAGCTTTATCTTCGTATCCCCGTGACCTATGCGGTCTGTATCGACAACGAACAGACTGCCAATGGTGAGTATCAAGGCGTTTTTCTGGACAACTCTGGTCGGACAGACGGGTCGCCCATGCCGGAGGTACGCTCCGTAGTTTCGCTCATCTTCAAACGCGCCACGCACGAGCAAATCGACGAACTGGCGGCAACACTCCGTGATTTCGGCCCAGTTGAAGCCGTCATCGAGGAAATCTAATGATCTTCCAATCGGGAGTACATTACGGCGATCTCAAGGGCTCAGCCTCGGCTGATTGGATCGACTTCGAGCACGGCGAGAAGTTCTTGGCGGGCTTGGGTGTGACGCTCGCTGACGGGGAACATATCGTCGGCATCTCTATGTGGACTGGGGAGAAAACGACCCGCGCATCAGTTGACATCTTTATCGTCGGCAGGGAGAACTACAAAGCAGGACAAGAAGAAGGCGTATGGGAAGGCGTGCGGAAAGTTAGCAAAGACCTTACTCGTGAAGAATTTTTCGGATTGTTCAAGCAGTTCAGCCTAACCATTTCTGTGAAGAAATGGGAAGCACATTACGGGACACTTGAGGGGAAAGAGTTCGAGCCTGTTGAAGAACTCGACCTCGATGATGTTGAGGTAGAGTAATGAGCACAATCGAGACCGTAATCGGCAAACCTTGCGGCGTAGGCGTTCCACCATGTGGTAAACCTGCCGAGGGGTGGTGCGAAGGGCCAAACGGCGAAAACCGCATCCCCATCTGTCGCTACCACGTCAATATGCTGAAGATGGCAGAGGTAATGTCAGGGAGAAAGTAGCCTTGCGCCTTTCTGGTCGTAACTTCCAACCGTGGGCGGACTTCGAGCTAGAAATCGGCGGGCTTACCGTCCTGACAGGCCCTTCCAACAAGGGGAAGTCCAGCCTGTCCCGTGCCCTCAGGGGTATCCTTCGCAACGAACTCGACGCCGCTTTTATCCGTGACCCTAAGAAGGAACCCCTCGAACTCACCCTCAGTATCAACGGGATCACGATCAAGGCAACCCGCAACAAGGCGGGGAAGGTTAAGTACGTCCTCAATGGCGACGAGAAGAACGCCTACACCAGCTTGGACGGCCACATCCCGCCGCCCGTCAAAGACCTGCTCTGCGGAGAGATCACTGTCGGGGACTTCGACTTTGACCCCATCTTCGGGGTACAGAATGACCCCCAATTCCTGCTCGACAAGAAAGCCTACAAGCCTGCCGACCTGAATGCCATCCTCGGTGCCTTTGGCGGCACGGAGAAATTGGAAGCTGGCAAGAAGGAGGCCGGGTCACGGATAAGTGACAAAAACGGTGAAGCCAAAACCCTAGCTGCGGAGATTCGTGAGGCTGAGGAACGGAAGTCCAAGCTCATGCCCCTGAGCGCCAATGGCGGCTGCCTCCTGAGCACCCTCCACGAACTGGAGCTTCGCATTAGGGCGCTGGATTTCAAGTCCGTATGGCTTGGGGAGGCTCTGACACGCCTTAGCCGTCTGAAGCCCCTAGAACGGCTCCAGAACGCTCTGGCGGTGCCAAATACGACCCCAGTTGAGCGATTGACGCAACAAATCGCCTACCTCAATCAGGCGGCGGAATCCCGCATCCTGTCGAAGTGGCTTGGTAAGGTCACCACGGTTATAGACGGCGGCTCCGAGGCATGGGTGCCCGTCCTACCGATCTGGCGGAAGTTGGTCGCTGTCGAGACCTTACGTGTCCTGAAAGCCAACCGCCGCGTGTTCCCCGACATCGACGCCGTAGAGCCACAGTACGCCTCTTCGGTGCGACTCTATTCCAGTATTAAGACCATAGGGCAGGTGATTGAGCTTCGTCGCAGCCTGAAGGCCAAGACAGCCGAGTTGACTGAAACTGACTCAAAATTGACTGAAGCGCAGGACGAGTTGAAAAAGAGTCTTTGCCCGAAGTGCGGCAGAGCTATCGAGCATACGTGTGAGTAGCAAAGGCACTTACAAACGAGTGGCGATTGATCGAAGGTTTCGTGGGCCGGGAATCGCTACTCGGAACAAAATCATAGGTCAATACAGGTACGCAGCGAAGGAACGTGGTCTAGTCTGGGGGTTGTCAACCGAAGATTTTACGGTGTTGAGCCAGCAAAACTGTCACTATTGCGGTGCACCGCCAGTCGAACGGAGCTACACGAAACTTGACTCCTCTACAGCTAAATACAACGGTGGGTGGGTCTGCAACGGTATAGACCGAAGGGATAACGATCTCGGGTATACCCCGCAGAATTGTCTTCCTTGCTGCACGATTTGCAATTATGCCAAGAGCAAGATGGGGTATGCCGAATTCATCCAGTATTTGCAGCGAGTAGCAGAATTCCAACGGGGACGGGGAGTGAGTAATGGAACTGGAACAGACACAGGAACGATTGAAGCAGCTTAAAGCCCGGGTGACCACCCTTCAGAGCGGTCGCGATCAGATCAACCAACAGAAGGGTCTCGAACAGGGCAAGCTGGAAGAAGCCTACAGGAAGCTGCGGGAACTCGGGATCGAGAACCCAGAGGCTATGACAGCCAAAGAGTTACAAGCCCTCGCAACCAGCTTGGGGGCCAATCTCGCCGAGCAACTTGCGACCCTAACCGCCCAATTGGAGCAGGGCGAAGACTTGATGGAGCAATATCGCGAGCTTCAACAGGGGTAATTCCTCCAAAACTCAGTATTGATAGGGTAAGGAGCACTTACCATGTTCAAAGTCTACTTAGCTGGGCCGATTTCGGGATTGACTTTCGACGGGGCACAGGAATGGCGGAATGAATTCACTCGCCGTGTGGACTCCCGCATCAAAGCCTATTCCCCACTTCGTGGTAAGGACTACCTCGCCAGTCTCGGTGTGTTGGAACAATCATACGCACAGTTCCCCCTATCCTCAGATCAGGGTTTAACCTCGCAAGACCGCTACGATTGCATGGGTGCCGACTTGGTGGTATTCTACTTGCTGGGCGCTCAGCGGATTTCCGTTGGCACGATGATCGAGATGGGTTGGTGCGATGCTGCTCGAAAGCCTGCGGTTCTGGTCATAGAAAAAGAAGGCAATCCTCATGACCACCCGATGGTGCGGCAGACCGTCCCGTTCCGCGTAGACAATCTGGATGACGCCCTCAAGGTCACAGAAATCATTCTGTTGAACAAGCGCGAGGCAACCAGTGAGTCAGCTTCAGCCCGTTAGTTTTGGCTTTCCGTATGGCCTCTCCGCACCGCTGCGGTTCGGCTATGCTCAATGCCCCATTTGCGGTAGTCGCCTCAAAGACGGTTACCGCGATTACATCTCTGAGGGCACCCTCTGCGAATCGTATTCCAACTGTCCCAACGGCTGCTGGGACTATGCGTATGCCTACGGCAACACGGATTACACGATCACAATTCGCGGACACCAAATCCGCATGGGTCACTGCTGGTCGCAGACGGCACAAGAGGGAGTCGATGGCAGCAACGCTCTCGATCTCGTGATCGCCGCCGCCCAGCAATGTCTGCTCGAAGACTACTGGAAGGGCGCGTTTGCCGCCCAACCTGTCCAGCCGAGCGGCCTGCGTCAAAACCGCTGGATGCGAGAGTAGCTAGTGACACAACTCGCAACCCACATCTACGATTCCTTTAGCTTGGTGCCAGCGGGTGTGATTCACTCGAATCGCTATTTGTTTCTGGGCATCTAAACGTTCTGGAGTCCAACTTTTTGCGACCTTGTTCGCTTGGGCCTGTTTTCTCTTCGGGTCTTTCCACATTTCCGAACGATTCGCTTTGATCTCCTTTAGCTTTTCTGGAGTTAGATTCTCCCACTGTTTAATGTGACTTAAGCTTTGTTTTGCCTTGGCATTCGGGCTCCCGTTAGCCGCCGCGTGGGTCGCATGGTGTTCGGGCTCATTCCACTTCTTTTGAACCGCCCTACGTATGGCCTCTCTTCGACTTTCTCGATTATCACGCCAATGTCGTGATACAACACCAGCTTCGTTTACGTAGTCCCAGCCAGCCTCACCGCCTTTGGCGATATTGTAGCATTTAGGGTTGTCTCGTTCTTCGTACACGAGTTCAATTTCCTTGAGATCGGCGGCTTCTTTGGTGCCGAATACAAACAACACTTCTTTGATGAATTTTTCTCGTCCATGCTTCTTTACGGCTTTCCGTAGTACCGTACCCGACCCAAGATACCCGTCGTTCACGTTCGTTGTTTTGTGCCTGCCAATGTAAAAATGAGTATTAACTAAACAGGTGGTTCGATATACAGTCCAAAATTGAGTCATGATATGTCCTATGATAGGGGTTTGGAAGTTGTAAAACTTCCCCATCCACGAGTAAATTTAGTCTGGATCACCGACCTCCACATGTCTGCGATTCCGCCCGGACGAAGGGGGGACGACTATGCGGGGGCGATATTTGATAAGCTTCGGTTCGTTCTAGACCTGACAGAAAAACTAAATGGGGTATGTTTGGTCGGCGGGGACGTGTTTCACAATAAAGTGGCGAAGTCCCCCGGAAATTCTTTAGCAACGATTGAACGCCTTATTCGGGTATTCGGCTCTTACCCGCTCGGTAGGGTCTGGGGAGCGGTTGGAAACCATGACCTCTTTGCCGACCGTATGGATTCTCTACCGTCTCAGCCGCTAGGGTTGCTGATTGCCGCAGGTTGCTATCGTGACCTGAACCGCGAGCCCGTCCTGTTCTCCAATGCCGATGACAGTGTTACGGTGAGCGTCGAGACCTTTCCTTATGCCACGGGGGATAAAACCCTTCAAGCCCTGCTGAACGCCCCGCCGCGCCATCCTGAAGCCAAGTATCGAGTGGGCGTTGTCCACGCTTACGGTGAGCCCGGTAATGGCGGCACCCTGTACGGTGAACCGAAGATCGGCTACAACCAAGTGGCTCATCTGGATTTCGACTTCCTGCTCTGGGGGCACGACCACAGCCGCAAGGAGACGGAGACTGTCGGCAACATCACTCACGTGAATCTCGGCTCCATGGCTCGGGCCGCGTTCTCCTACGATGAGAAGGATCGCCCCGTGGTCGCCGCCATCCTCTCCTTTGCTCAGGATGGAATTCGTTACAAGGAGAAAGACATCCCAGTCAAGCCGTTGGAAGTGGTCTTCGTGCACGCCGACAAGGGCGTCGAGCGAGCGGGCAAGGCGAGCAACGTTCTGGACTTCTTCTCGCAGATGGATGAAGCGGTGGATGGGCTCGAAACATCCGAGCCTCGCGAGATCGCGAAACAACTTTGTGGCGATGATCTTCAATTGTTGCAACTACTTCTTGAACTATGCAATCTCTCATGATAGAGTCAGTACATGAGAGCCTTCCTTAAGGGATTCATCCTCCCGATGGCGATCTTCATCGCGGCGTTAGAAGTCCTGATCCGTATTCCCCACGACAGTATTTGGTACGATGTGACTATGGGAACGTTGGTTGTGGGAGCAACTGTCGGGTCTATTGTTTGTGGCTGCAAGATGTCGAAACATTTTCGAGATATTCGGATTTACAAGCAAGTTCGAGCAGAGATGCCCCTCGGTGTTTGGCCTCTGGTGCCAAAGCCGCTGGAACCCAAGAACCTCCCCCGATGGATAATGAAAGTGGCGGCGAAATTGACCGCTAGACCTTAAAGGGAAAAATGATCCCCAAAGTTGAACGTAGAGACGAGCGTGCCATCAAGTCACTCTGGCATGTGATGATCGCTACGGTGGGCATCTACGAGCTTTTCGACTACAAACCTCGAACCAAGGCTGTCCGCAGGTTGCGAAAGGGTCTTGCCGTTGGCTTAGTCGCCTTCCACATTGATGCCGCGATATGCGATGCGCTCGATAGGCCCACCTTGTTTCAACGCATACTTTACCGCGTAAACGGTGAGTGAACATAAGGCTGGTTATCGGACGTTGCCTTTGTTTCTTATCAGTTGCGGCGGTAACGTCACTGAGTCGCCAACACACGAAAGTCTGGTAACGTAATGGCACGCTTGTGCCGATTTGATTACCACAGTTTCTAGCCAAAAGATCGTCTCCGCTGGTATAATGTCGGCATGATCGAAACAGATAGCAAACGCAGCCGCGAACTGGTTGAAGAAGCCTTTCAGCGTGTCTACCCAAACGACCTCACAAATGAGGAGTTGGCGGCGGCTATGGGTGTGGCACAGGTCGGTGACG